ATCACCGAGGCGCTGTTCCTGAAGCGCGTCACGCAGTTCAGTCGCAGTCATGATCCAGGGAACAGACTGGTTGAACCCGATCGTTGCCGGAACGGAGAGCTGGGTGTAGTCGAAGAAGTTCGACGTCATATCAGTGCCCGGGTAGGAGCGGCTGATATAAGGCTGCGGACGCCAGATCGTGTTGTTGGTGCGTTCCATCATCGTCTGGTCGGTTGTGTAGATCGAGACGTTGCGGGACAGGACGAGTGCGTCTTGGAAACCTTCAAGAAGGTTCTCGAACGCTACCCTTTCTTCTTTGCTGAATGCATTAGCCATATACTAGGATTGGTTTTTTAACCGACGTTTGAAAGCGATTACTTTCGTCATGTCGCCGGTGCGTGCCGCTTCTTCACGCAGCCGTTCCAACTGAGCGTTGGACGAATCAAGACTACCGTTTCCGTTAATCTTTTTTTCAGGAGGAGGAGCTTGTTTGCGAGATGTCACAGTCAGTTGGGTTTCTAGTTTTGCTACAGCAAATGCGAACTTAACGGGATCAGTAATCTCGCCCAGTTCTTTTGCTTTCTTTGGATTCTTACCCAAAGCATACACAACTACAGCCGGATTCTGAGCGCCCTGAAGAATGATTCCCTGCTGAGTTACGTTTAGAGTTTCAAGAACAGTCTCTTCAGCGTCTTGGAAATCGGATACTTTTAATCCAGTCTTAGACTGGGTATAGCCTTCCAACTTCTTCTGCCAAGATTCCTGTTCTTCCCGCTGTTTGGCTCTCTGCTGTGCTTCAGCCTCTTCAGACTGCCGCTTGCGTTCAAACCAGCCAGCAAGTTCGTTCTCGAACTTATCTGAATCGTAATCGCAGTCCTCAAGTGTCGGTTTCTTCCCCGGCGTGACAGGAAATTGCTCTGGTGCCGGTGAAACTGATTTGAGTCTTTCCTCAAGTTCGCGTTTTTCACGCTGTAACTCGCGGTAGTTCTTTCTCAGGTTGCGCACCCATTCAGGTGCCTGCTTCTCTTCCTCTTCCTGGGGTGGCGATTCCCCTGCGATAGTTACTACAGTTTCATCTCCGGGATCTTCAGTTTTCTCAGGCTCCGTATTCTCTACGGCCTCTGTTACGACTTCGATTTTATCGGATACTTCTTCTGTTGTATTATCTTCTGCCGGTGTGGTGCTATTCATAAAACTAAAACCGCTCTGACGCAATAGAAATTATTGCATCTGAGGTGCCGGCTGGGTTAGCCGGTCTGCAAGTGCAAAGATTCGATCTTGGTCAGTTGTGCTGACCTTGGAAAGCGTCTCAGTCGTCTTGGCGCGGGCTTCTTCAGCCTTAGCCACTGCAAGAATGCTGTCTGCCTGCGCTTTAGAGGCCCGTGCAATGGCCTCTTCGCTCGCAGCCTGCAAGTACTGCGCTTGCGGGTCTGGCTGGGCATTCTGGGCCGCTACAGCCATTTCTTCAGCCTCTGCTTCCGTAGGCTTGAGGACTCCCATCATCAGGAGCTTCTTACGGAAGTAGTCGCGAACGTCACTGATTCCTTCGCCTTCCATGTTGAGCATGGCCATGGCAGAGAGCACCTGAGTCATCTCAGGATCTTGAGTCATGGTCATCATATCGGTCAGTGCCCGGACAGTAGCGAGCCGTTTAGTGGAGCTGGCTGGGCCAACGGTAACAACAACGTCGTACTCAGCGTCAGAAAGATCGTTTTCGTACTCGATCTCGCCTTCTTCGTTAACGACAGGCTTAAGCAACTCGATGGGCTCCATCTTGCCGGACTCGTGGACTGTCTTCATCTTCCGGCCTTCTTCAACAAAGATGTCCCTAGCGATAGACAGCCAGATTTCGCCACACCGCTTCACTGCTTTGGCCATGTTAGACATGTAGATGAAGGTCTGCATGTCGAGACGCTGCTGGACCAGTTCCACTGTCTTGCCAGAGAGGTGACTCACCATCTTGTCTCCCTGCCCAGGCGAACCCAGGATCTCTTGCATGTCCACTTCAGTCAACTGAAGCAGGGCAGCCATCGAAGGAGGTAGAGCGGGAGGCTTAGTGTAGGCCACAGGGCCGGCAACCATAGGATTCCCGTTGGCATCCGTAAGTGCGTTGATGAGCAGGTACGGGTAGTTCTTAAGGTTGTCCTCTGCCCACATCAACTGATGCCCGGCGACCTGTTCAGGCACCAGAATCGGCTTCTCCATGGCTGAGAGCGCACTGATCTCGCCCAGCTTAGAGAGCTGCATGTTTTTGAGGCGTTGAGCGTCCTTTGCGAGCCGCACATGGCCCATGCAACGCTCGACGTTATCGACAAACCAACGCTTCCCGTACACAGGGATGATCGGTATGTACTTCCCTGCAATGTAACCGCAGTCTTCAAGAATCTTGGCCCCTGACATGATGTACTTGCGCACCTTACGGGTCTTGACCTTCTTGCGCCGGACCTCTTTCCAGCCTGTGGCAAGCATTTCTTCTTCCTTGTCGAGTTCTTCAGGCCGGAGCGACTCTTCTTCTCCGTTGAAATCCTTGTAAATCCGAATCTGCTCAGAGACTTCTTCAACTTTGTAGTACTCAGCGACGTAAACTACAGAAGGGGTGTACCAGTCGAACTGGGAACGAGTGATCGTCTTGGGCCAAGTGGAAGGATCGTCATCGTATTCGGCTTTGTAAGCCTCACGAGTCATGCTGGTGAGCACAAAACACCGCTTGGCATCAGCCTTATCCTGCCTTTTGGCGCCTAGGTCGAAGTAAACACTAGTGTCAGCGTCAAAAATTGGCTCGATACAGACCCTCTGCTTGTCGTCCTCTGGATCTTCGTCATTTTGGTACTCAGTTCTGAGTCTCCATGCACCAAATCCACCCATCACAGCCTCTTCAAAGGCGTTATCATACGCTTCTTCAGCCCCTGAGTCCTGTTCGTCAGCGCGATACAGGCCGGCACAGGTGTCAGCGAGCTTGTCGTACTCTTCTCCCTCTTTGGACGCGAAGTTTACAGTGATCCTGTTGTTACGATACTCGTTAATGATACGAAGCACCGCCATGTGGATCTTGTTAACCTCGAACCTGGGCTTGTTTTCGAACTGGTCACCAAGTGGTCCTTCCCATTGGGCGCCGGCTAGTGAGCAAAACCGCCGGTCTCCAAGGCAGTTCATGCGCTCCTGATACATGGCACCTTGAATCTGATCGAACTCTGCACGAGCAGCTTGGTGGATTTCAGCTAATTTGTCTTCGTTCATCGTTTGAAAAAGTTAACTACAGGCATTGCAAACATGCCGCCCTTTTTGTGGGAAGCCTTACCAGCAATTGCGGCTCTACTTAAACCACTTACCACCAAATAGCGAGTCGCGTCCATCAAATGGTCATTATCCTTGACTACTCTGCCCTTTTCATCTCTGCGATAAAGCCTAAACTCATTAAGCCAGTTCCTGAGGCTTGCAAACACTTTAAGGCGACTCTCAGACATAAGTTGCCACACAGTGTACAGACCACTCTCTACAGCGTTATTGGCTAACGTGATGTCGAGCCCGTGTTTGCGGTACATGCCGAGAAGCTGTTGCCCGTCAGTCTGGGCGCGTCCCCGGGAAGCTGGGTCGATCACACCCGGAATCTCTCCCCGAGACTTGATCGCTTCAGCGTGTAAAATTGGTTCAGCCTGGCCTCGATAGTACTCGTTGTACAGGAAGGTGACTCCACTATCAGGGTTGGTGGCGCCCCAGACAACAGCAGTGCGATTCCAGCCTACGTCCATGCCAAAGCAGCGTTTCCAGTGTTCAGGAATCGGGAACTCAGGGACGACGAGTTCACTCTCTGGCACTGGGTAGATGGCGCCGGCCCCGAGTTGTGGAACGCCTTTGGAACGAGCATCCCTCTGGAAGGGCGGGATCGAGGCCCAGAGCTCTTCCTTTTGAGTCTTAGTCAGGTGCGGGACATCGTCCCAAGTTGCCATCCCAACGTACTTGCTGCCACTAGAGTGCTCTTGAACTTCACCGTTTGGAAGGAACGACAGGACAGTCTCACTCATTCCCATCAGAGGGGTGAAGGTGAGCATGGTCATCCCGTTGTTAGTCATCGTTCTCAGAAGACACTCTGTGTACACGTCTAGAGGTGGCTCTTCGTCGAGCCAGATGACATCCTGTTCTGAGCCCTGGAACGCTTCCCGTCTTTGGTCGTAGGACTTAAAAGTCAGGCGCGATTCGCCACCAGAGGCGTGTCTGACAGAGATCGTCTCGATTGCGTCTGCAACCCCAGCCTTGGCAGTAGTGCGGACAAGATCTGCCTTAGGAATCAGTCCCGTACCAAACTCTCCGGGAGGCCCAAGCAGCTTCATCTGAAGAATGTCACGAGTCGTCTTACCGGTATCTCCTGCCGCCCAGGCACTGATGGGCTGGTCAAACTTCCTGCCCTCCCACCAAGCAGTATATTTCCCAGTCATATGCAGCACCATCTCGTACCCACCAATTGACTCAGTCTTCCCAATACGGTTGGCAGCCATCATTAGGCGCTCTCTGTACGTCTTGCCGGCAGCGAAGTAAGCGAGATGCTTGGGGTAGAGGTCACGTTTGAGAGGGCCGTCATCAGGGAAGTAACCAGAGATCTTGCGCTCCTTCTTTCGACGAAGAGTCTCTTCTAGCAGGAGGGCTAGTTCGAGCTTCTTGTCGATGGTGTCGAGAATTTCGCTCATTCTCCACGCTCCCTCTGAATCCGCTCAATCTCAAACTCGATGTACTTGGCAGCCTTCTGAAGGTCTTGAAGAGGGTCTTGAGTCTTCAGTCCCGCTCTCCAGACGTACTTAATGACGTTGCCGAGGTTGTAGTTGAACGCCTCTGCGATGTGAATGCATTCCACGCCACTGGGGTGTTCAGTGTAGTGCTTGGGGTGGTGTATGTCGTTCATAGAAAGAAAAAATCCCGGACACCTGCACACACAGGGCCGGGTTGCTTTTTCCCACCCAGAAACACTCCCGAGTTAACTGGGTTAGAGTTAAGAGTTA